CCATCACACGTAGGCAACATACCATTATTTAATGCTCGACATAACTTAGACACTGTAACAGAAGGTTGCGTATCTGGAAGACTCTTCACATATTTAATTTCGTCTTTCTTATATCCGTTATTTTTCATCCACTCAAGTGTAAAAACTTTTAGATCTTTGGCGCTTAAGTAGTAGTTATAGAAACCAAACATGCGATTTCGATTTGTCATAAACTTAATAGGGTCCCAGTTTTCACATCCGTCCCATTGAGGTTCTTCGCCAGTATATTTTGAATCGTTTGCGATAACGCGATTATATTTATCAAGTACTTTAGCCATAATTTTATTCGCTTAGATCTACAAGTGAGTCAGCAGTGTGTTTTGTCATGAATTCGAATTCTTCTTGAATATCGTCAAGAGATGCTTCTTTAGGTGCAAAATCCACGTAATCTTCTATAACCTTAGGTTTTGCCTTAGCAAGGCGTCCTCGAGCGGGCAAACCCTTTCGTTGCCGATCAAGGCGCTTAACTGTCTTTTTAATAAATGCGAGTCGCTGTTTTTCTGTCATAATGTAATACTATATCAATTTGAGTGGTTTGTAAATAAAATAATTAACGGCATCGGTTACATCCACCGCATGGTTCTGTGCGATGATGGCTAACTTTCCTCCAATATCCTTCACGTACGACAAATGGATTTCCGTATACATCATAATTATATACTGGTTTTACCCACCTGTCTTCATAATACGTATAAGAACGAGTACAGTTCACAACTCTTGGAGTAAGAACACGCGGGGGTGGGGCATATCCTCTATTAGGTAATGTGACTGTTTTTTGACGATTAAGAATTCCACCAGTAACTCCTGATACAACGCCAATCAGCGCTCCAGTTTCTCCGTCGTTTTCTCCTGTATTATTGCCAATGACTCCACCAATGACACCTCCCACAACTCCATCTCGAATAACTTCATTGAGTTGGTATTGTGCGTGAGCTGTAGATGCAATTGCGATTGCTCCGATTAATGCTGCTGTTATTTTTGTTTTTTTCATAGTGCTTTTAGTTTGTATTTAATGCCATCAACCTCGACAGCTTTACCTTCGCAGGTCTTGGATGACTTAGGTGTTCCGTTTTTATCGCCTTCGCTGTCCTCGCAGTAAGTCACTTTACCATCGGAATCATATTCATACCTATGCCAGTAGCCATCACTGTCCCCGTAGTAAGTCACATTACCATTGGCATCATACTCACGGTTATAGCAGTAGCCATCACTGTCCTCGAAGTAGGTTTCGTTACCGTCATCATCATGCTCATACTTATACCAGAAGCCATCACTAGCCTCCCAGTAGGTTACATTCCCATTGTCGTCTTTAATCTCGATAGGGAATGTAAATGCAATTCCTAGTTCTGTTAGTGTTTCGCTTAGTTTTTTCATAGTGCTTTTAGTTCGTATTTAGCCTATTTACCTAACTCAGCCATCTTCTCATCGACCTCTTCACGAGTGATGCCGCAAGACAGAGTGTAGTTATTCAATATCCAGTCGAGCCGCTCCCTGTCCTTACGGATCTCGGCGTTCTCAGTCTTAATCTGCTCAATGGTATCCTCTAGTCTTTTGTATTCTGATTCATTTGTTCTCATAGTGTCTTCCCCCGAGAATGAGGGCAGTGGTTTTAATGTGTTTTTCATAGTGCTTTTAGTTTGTATTTGATTCCATCAACCTCGACTACCTTACCTTCGCAGGTCTTAGAGGACTTTGGTATTCCTCGTTTGTATCCAGTGCTGTTCTCGAAGTAAGTCTCATTCCCGTTGGTATCAAATTCAGCCTTACGCCAGTAGCCATCGCTGTCCTCGAAGTAAGTCTCATTCCCGTTGGCATCACGCTCATACCTATGCCAGAAGCCATTACTGACCTCGTAGTAGGTTTCATTTCTGTTGTCGTCTTTAATCTGGATAGGGTAGCTGAATGCAATCCCTAGTTCCTTATATGTTTCGCTTAGTAGTTTCATAGTATTATTATATCTGAGTTCCTATTGATCGAGTATCGCAAGTCTTAATCTTGATATTCGTTTTGAAAAATATCAACTGATTCACTGTACCCACCCCAATTATCGACTCCGTTTTCTTCTAAGATTGCTAAGAAAGCTTCATCTTCTTTGAGTGATTTATATTCTTTGAGAGAAATTGTTATTGTTTCTTCTTCTTTCATATCAATATTATTTAGTAAAGTTAACACTGAGACGCATGTGACCTAAGCAGCCCATATAAATTACCGCGTTCTTATCGCTACCTTCAAGACTGGCGCGAAGCTCTGTGCAGCCACCGTATTTGTGGCGTTTGACTACTACTTTGCCTAAGCTGCGAAGCTCACGGGCGGCGAGGAGAAAATTTGTGACTGTAAATTT